GTGGTTCTTAGCCTTGATGCTAAATAGTTCCATCCAAACTCTGTAGGTAAGTGAGTTATCTCATCAAAACCTATCCAACTGTACGCTTGTCCTTGGTAACGATACACATCAGCATCTCGTTCCAAAAACCCAAACTCTATCTTTGCTCCACTTGGGAACTGCCATAACTTTTCTACTTCTTTAAACTTAGCACCTTTAAAGGCTCTAGGATAAAGTTCTCGAGACTTATCTATAAGTTCTCTTAGTTCTGGCATAGACCTTCTAAGTATCAAAGCTCTATGCTCTGATATATGGCAGTAACGCAATGGGTCTATTAACATTGCAAAACTTTTACCACCACCTGCTGCTCCACCGTAAAGAACATCTTTTTCGGATGCAGCTAAGAAATCTGTTTGAGGTCCTTCGTTAGGCATAAATGCCACATGAGAACCTGTATTATCTAAATGTTTTTGTATCTGATCAGGAAGTGTTTTACTTTCTTCCTTTGTGATAACATTAGATGTTAAAACTTTTTCTTCAGTGTCAAGTTCTTTCTTGACTCTTGCTAAACTTCTTGTTAGCTTTTGAACTTTCTTAGACTTCTTAGTTAATTTGTTTTTAGCTCTTACTGCTAATTGCAAATCTGAAAGCTCTGAATTCTTTGGTCTACCGGGCTTACGCTTTGGTGTACCATCTTTCTTTAGTATATAGCTCCCGTCAGGGTTTGTCAAGTAATTTTTAGGATTTTTTTCCCAGTCTGTCATATATTTTATCTACGTATTTTTTTAATCCGGGTCTTGACATCTTTCTATTTGTTTCAGCTTCTAACCAATCTACCCCAATGCCTAGGCTAATTTCTTCATGAAAAACAGATTCAGCTACTTCCTTAAGCACAGCCAACTCTGTTTCTATTGGTTTTAGATAACCATCAAAGTTTTCATCAAGTTCATATCCAAAAGGTATAGTTGAAGAAGTTCTTCTGATATAGTTATCAGGGACAAACATTTAGATTATCCACATAATTATAAAAGCTGATATAAAACCTATACCACACCATATACCCCACACTTGCATGTCTGTAAGATCATTAGTATTAATAATACTATTTATTTTCTTTTCAATTTTATCTTTCATTGTTTTGTTCCTCTTGTTGTTTATTTTTTTTGCCAAATATTTTATCCCAGTTATCTCTATAGTCTTGAGTATAAAATCCTGGTCTAGGATTAGCACCTTTACCACCATGAGTCTTTTTATAGATTGGTGATTTAAATGTTATTGGTTTTTCGTCACTGCCTATTTGTTTACCCATTACTTAAACATTTTCCAAACTTTATTAATTCTTCCACACTTCATTAAAATGTGTATTTTTTTAAACATTTTTACCATTTAACTCTATTAGCCCAATAAGCAGCCGACATTTTGCCTTTGGCAATATTCTTTCTATGTCTTGCTTTAAAAGACTTTCTTTTCATTTTAGTTTTACGAGACTCACCTGATTTAGGTTTACCTGCAGTCTTAGCACCTTGTTGTCCAAACCGTATGGTTTTTATTTTATCACCTTCTTTTGCAACAACAATATGTGACTTAGTAGGATGATTAGGAGTACGTTTAGGTTTATTATAACCACTAACTCCTGCTCGTTTTAATCTTGAATCTGCTTTACCACCTTTAGCCATTCTAAACTTTGCAGTCTTTTCTGCAATTTTTTTAGGTTGAGCTGAGTGTTGCTTACCGGCAGCTTTGTCTTTACGTTTGGCTGCTGTAGTAGCTGCATACTCGGAATCACTTAAAGACTCTCGTGCAGCTTTGGGTAGATATCTTTCACCTGTATCACTAGACTTCTTGCCAGACTTAGTTCCCCAGTCTTGTTTGCTCCAGTCTTTTAAAGACTTTTGAGATTTTGCAAGTGCCATTATTTATATCCTCCACCAGCTTTCTTGTAAGCTTTAGCTAGTGCCTGTGCTTTACGTGCAGACCATTTACCGGCTGCAGTACCATGTGAAGCTTGTGACTTTATTCTTTGGAATATCTTTTTGCGTTTAGTTGGTTGAGTGTAGTTACCTGCAGCATTTACAGTTGAACCACCCTTTCTAAATTGTAATCTTTCTAATAACATTAATGTACTATCCTATCTTCTTCTTTTGGAATTATGTTTAAGTATTCTTTTTCTAAATCATCATTCACATAGATGCTATCTAACTCTCCGACAACAACCAAATGGTTCTGAGCTGCAGCTAGTTCTGCTTGTTCATATGTTGAAGCTACAATATTAGGACCTGTAAAGGTTGTACCGTAAGCTTTAATTTCAGTCAGAAATATCTTCATACTCTCCATCTTCAATATCTAGTGGGGCTTTGTCAGGCATTAAAAAAATACCACCTGCATTCATGTTGTGAGTAACATCTACTTTATCTACTTTAGTTACACCTACTCTATCTAAAAGAGTCTGTGCTGCTGTAAGTTTATTGTTTGCTTGAATGATGGGTTTCTTAGAATCCATAATTTCTATAAGTTTAAAAGCTGCTTTGGGAGCTGAGTTAGCTAGAATCTCTTGAGTTATTTCTAGTATCTCAGACTTGAGAGTCTTAACAACATGATGATAGTGACTTTTGTACCCTGCAAGTTCTGCAGCCTTTTTAGCATCACCTTCGCATTCAATAAGGTTTTCTAAAAAAGACTCTTGTTTAGGTGTTAGTTCACGTTTTGTTTGTGCACTGTCGATGCTTGGTAATATAGCCATGTTCTTTATTATAGCTGCACCTGAGAAATTTGTCAAGCTTTTAAAGTTTTTTTCTTTATACTATTGACAAAAGTGAATTGAGGATGTATAATAACTTTAGTGCCCCCCGGGTTAAAGCATACCTCAGAGCTCCCTGCTCACATGCTAAAACAACCTCTAGCACCCTTCAACTTATCCTTAAAATAATACCTATCTACTATAAAGATTTTGAAGTCTTTATGTCTCGGGTTGTAAACTAGATATAGAGCTATCTGGTTAATGGGATATTTGCTGTAAAATGTGCAACCATGCTATAGATATATAGGTGGAGGGGTATGGTCTCCTGCCTACCCTTTGGACGTATAGACCTAGGAGACTTCGGAGTCTATGTTATTGAGGATAAGTACTCTAGAGTCTATGAGGTCTTTCATGTTACGTTTATATTGATTATTGATGAATCACTTGTTAGACTTCAAAGTTTAAAAAGTCCCATATTATAGTTAAGTTTCCCGTAAATCCTCCTAGGTCTTTGAGAACCTACTCAGCTTTCTTCTGCACATAGGACACTAGTGTCTTTTCTCTCACCATCATACTAGTTTACAAAGTCCTATAAGGTTTAAAGTGTTTCGATGTTAATATAAATCATAGTTTTGACATATCATGACTACAAAGATCGTCAAGTGTCTTCGATGGAACTGGGAAGCCCAGCACTTGACAATCTTTATAACGCCATGATATGTTGTTTCTATGTGCAGAAGAAAACTTCCTAGAACCTCAAAGACCTTGGAGGATTTTCTCCTGTTTGTTAACTATAATATGGAGACTTTTATGTCAAATATATATATAATGCTTAAAGATCGTGATGATGTTGAATATCGTTGTGATTCATTAGGTGAAGCTTTAGCAGTTGCTAACTACTTAGTTAGTAAGTATGGAGCTTACAAAACTGTGGAATCAACTAGCAGTACAATGCTAGAAGATTTCGAAACACTAACTAGCTATTTTAATTCAAAGGAGGTAAACAATGGCTAACAATAATCAATATAAACTTCAATCAGCAGAGAGATATCTGGCATCTATTACAGGTAAACCACATGCTGCTAAAAATGCTAGTAATTACTGGACAACCTGTAAAATGCTGATTGATGCATACAAAGAAAAGCTAAGTGCTTCTGTGTTGAAAAAACATAAGCATTTAGCTACAAAGAACCTAACTGGCAATTATGGTAATCCTTTGTATGCTAACATGAATTCAACATATGTAGTTGAGAAAAAACTAACATTGTTGGATGTTCAGACTATGTATGTTAATGCCTTACATGGTAAATTCGATAAGAAGTTCATCAAAGAGCTTCTTGATTCTACTGAGAACTACTTTGCCGAAGAAGCAAAGAAGTCTAGTACAGCATAACTTCTTATCGAGTTGAATTCAAAAACCTCAAAGTCTTCGATAGGCTTTGGGGTTTTTTTCTGTCTCCTAGGTCTATACGTTTTTTTATTTGGAGACCATTCCCTCCATATTATTTTATAATATATTATAGTATATCATAGTATAAATTAATTATGGGGCAAATAAATATGGTTTGGGCTGGATATTGAGGGCGATATTATACCATATTTTATATTATTTATGCAAATTATGTGTCAATTATGTAATATTTATGTTACATTTATGTGAATTTTATATAAAAAATATATAAAATATTTAATTTTTTAATATATTTATTTATTATTAAGTATACTTGGGGTTGACAAGTTGGAAAAAGTGTGGCATCTTGTATAGGCAGTCGGCACAAACCGATTGGAAATCTTATATATGTTCACAGGAGGGCACTATGGATAAACAAAAACAAAATGAACTTGAATATTACACCGACTTTGAGGGACTTGAAGTCAATTTTGATGATGAACCAAACGAATTATATGATTCATCTGATGATAATATGGTTGAGAGAGATCACTTAGATATTACTGAGTGGTGTATGAATCTTGAGACACTCGAAATCATAGATGATATGATGTTTAATTATTTGGAGGACTAAAAATGTCAGGTAAAAAACGATTAACTAAATCTCAAAGAGCAATTAATTCTGCAAAGTTTGAAGATATTAAATCTACAAAACACAGAATTATTGTTAGCTTCAATGATGAAGAGAAAGCAAAAAGATACCTTAGATCAAAGGGTTATAGGTATCAAGAAGTTTATTCTTTCAAAGAAGATAGAGCTTTGTTATACAAGAACTTCAAAAATTCTTGGGTAAAATTAGCATCATCATTTGATTATCTTAATGATAATACTATGGAGATGGGAACAGTTTGGAATATTGAAACATTATAATTTAGGAGATAA